TAATGGCCAATATAAACATCACGGAATTCCCAAGGATAAGAACCCGAACGCCATTTGTTTGCGTGTTGAACGATAGCGCCAGGGGAAGCAAAACCATTGCGGCCAACTTCATCTCCGTGGATCAAGAGCGCTCTGTAGTTTCCGATCTCGATGCGTTGAATGTCCTCGGGGCAATCTTGCCAAACCAAGCGTTTCTCTCCTTGAAGCAACTGATGCGCCAACTCGTAGCACATGCGGTCAAAGTTATCCGATCGCGGAACATTGTCACGCTTTGATCCAATACGACCGTGGTTTCCCCACTCAGGAACCACCGTGACCTTTTCATAATTAGCCAGGGCAAACCTGACCACATCAACACAAAGGCGTGAAACATTTACATATTGCTCAAACAAGGTGCTGTCGATCTCAAATGCTTGACTTGGAAAGTTGAATAAGCCTTCAACCATGTCACCGCCAAAAGCAATGGTGACTTCTTTTACTGGATGATCTGCGCGTTGAATGTCGGTAATTCTGACGGCTTTTTCGGCAAATTCCATCACGCGTTTACGCATAACCTGAGAGTTATAACTTGCGGTGCGTTTTGCACCTTGCCAATCCGTCATGTGCCACAGGGCAACTTCGCCCTTGGCTTTGCGCTTATCAATGGCAACTGTTGGAACTGGCGTTATCTTTCCAAAGGTAAGCATCGCATCGTAGGCCGCTTGACGAGTAGCAAATACCAGGTCCTCGTTGCGTTCTTTAGATTGTTTCAGTTGTTTCTGCAAGCGAAGCATCGCCTGGCGTAATTCTTTTACATCGTTGGACTCAACGCCCTCGGGCATCTCTTCAAATTGATCTTTAAGACTCATCGAGAGCGATCCGTTTCCCTAGTTCCGAATAACCCGCTTTGTCCTGCCAAGAGTCCTCGTGGGTTGGGTTGATTGCGCAACGGATTGTTTTAAGAAAGTCCATCATCAGGGCGACTTGATACGGTGGAATATCATCAATGTCTAAGATCGCGCCCCAGCCTCTACCAACAGCCGTGAAGTTGTCAACCGCCTCACCATACATTTTGCCGCGTTCTTTTAACAGCGCATCTATTCCTTCGGACATCTGCAAGTGCCGTTTCTATGAAGTCGGATCGTATCCGAACTGCACTTATGCCCATCCGCTCGCAAGGCTTGAACTATTAAGTTTGCAGGGTAGTTCTTTGCCCACGCATCGTCTAAAGCCTTCTGATCCTCTTTACTTAGATTGTTATACATTTCTTGGTACGCACAATATTCTGATCCACGCCGAATAGATCGCTTCGACAGGATTTCGATGAATTTATCATTAAGCATAATGCCTCCTCGAGCCTAAAGGGTACCTTAACAGTTATGAAAGAGAAAGCACCCGACCTCGAGAGAAAGTCGGGTGCAATTCGCTGCGGTTACTTTGTTTTCTTTTTAGACTTCTTGGCGAGCGCTTTAATCTCAACATCGACTGCATTGGCAATGAAGCCAAACGCTGGGTCTTTAGGATTAATTGCGCGGATCGCTGGGCCAGCAACTGCGGCCAATCCAGCAATTAGGATGGCTTTCAGATCGGTTTCTCCTGCGGAATAAACGGCGATGGCCGCAACCACAAAGGATCGTGCGTATGACTCAAGCGCTGCTTTTAACTGTGCGTTCATTTGGTCTCCTTGAACTTTGGTTTACCGAAGCCCACAATTGCTACAGGCTGCGATTTGACTAGTTTGCTTCCGTTCTTTTTCTTGTAAGCGCGAACCTTCAGGCAGCATTCGCCACCGTTTCTTTGGTCGCCTTTCTTGTCTGAACTGGTATTGCCCTCTACGCAAGTGATCGTGCCGTTGCCGTTGTCTTTTACAACAATCCCAACATGAGAAATACGGTCAATCCCATCTCCAGGGAAGTCAAAGAAAACAATGTCGCCTGGTAGTGGTGTTGCTTCCTCGGCTGCTTGCCATTGGCCTTTATCCAAGAACGCTTTGGCCCCTGCTTGCGTAGACACGCAGTTTGGGATCTTTAGCGTTACCTGGCTTGCGCACCACATTACAAACGATCCGCACCAGGGCAGAAAGTTAGCCTTTGTGAATGCGCCATACTTGGTTTCGTTATCTTTTGGCCCTTCAATGGTTCCCACTTCTTTAAGTGCAACCGCAACTAACTCATCGCGTTGGCTCATCGATCTCACCCTCCTTCGGTTTTGGTTTAGATTTTAACCCATTAGCACTCAATATGCCTGAAAGCGTGCCAGTAAGAAACACGCAAAGTGTCGAGACTAGATCGATGAAAGCGGCATCGTTTGGGGCTTGCGACATAGGCTGCGTCACAAATACCAAGGCATAAAGCATGGCAAAGACCGATCCTGCAAATACCAAGGCAAGCAGGATGCCAATAGTGACTATAAGGCGAGCGTGTAGTTCCTCGGGTGTGAGTCGTTTTCTACTCATTGATTTCCACATTCGGTAGTAGGTCCTTAGTGCATTGCCCAAGCGCCTTGCATTGCGGCGGGTTGCATTCGGCTTTGGTCCAGTTCTCATATTCCTGGCAAGGATAACGCGTGTAGCCTTGATACCCACAGCCTGTCAGACTAAGCGCGATTAAGCAGCAAGCGATAAATCTCGTCAACGCGGTTCTCCAGCCGTTTGATTGTGTCACCTTGTCTGTTCTGCTCATCCCGAAGGCTTGCCCCACCGTTAGGTTTAAGTTCGGATAAATAATGCTTCACTAAGAAGCGCACCGCGACTGCCAGCGATCCCAAAAGGGTGCAAACCGCAACTCCGATGCCAAGCCATTCATTAGGTGTCATGTTGTAATGATAACTTATGCTAAGAAATACATGCCTGTAAAATAAAAGAAATCGGCTGTCTGTAATGTGTGCGGACTGTTGTGATCCATACGCGCCATCGTGCCATTTGCCTGAGGATAGTAAAGTTCAGCGGTAAGGCTTGCGCCATTAAAGTCCATGTAAAGCAGGTAATGATTGCCGCTTGCGACATGGTGCAAACCGCCAGTGACTAGATTGTTTATGTTGGGCTGCAAACCTGTGGGTAAAGTTAGCGAATAATCACCTGTGCCAAAGTTTGTAACGGTTGTGCAGTTGACCCTAATCGTAAAGAAAACCATCTTGCCGACCCTGGAATAAAACCCTGTGGCTGGCGTGCCTGTGTAAGCCAGTCCTGTTCCTGTCCAAGTGGATGTGAAAGCGATCTTAGGAACGCCAAGATAATCATCGGCAAAGACAACCCACTCAGTTCCATTCCAATACTTCATTTGATCGGGCGTGTTATCAAAGATTATGTCGCCAGTCCGTGGGTAAGTTGGCTCGGTTGAAACATCGGGCGCGGTAAAGCGCTGGGCCGTTTCCAATTTGCGAAGTCGGCTGTCTAGATCGGCGAACATCTGCTGCAAGGCTGGCGGTTGATTTATGTAGGCCATTACGCTTCTCCTGAACCCTGGGTCAAAGTTAGCGTAGCGCGTTCAGGTCCATCCTCGCCAGGCTGCACAGAAATACCCACGATGCGATAAATCTCATCTAAGCCTTCGGGGAAGCGGTTGTCTTGGATCAAGATACGAGCGTCATCTCCCACTTTGTAGGTTCCATATTCAGGAATTACATACGGCGGAACTACCATCTTGAGAGTTGTTGGGGGATAAGACACGGCGATCACTTGCGCTGCAACCAATTCGGTTAACACGGCTTGATCTGTAATGTCTGAATAGTTGGCTTGATCCTCAAGAAGCGCCCAACCATCAACTAGAAATGATGTGTTTTGTGCGGTTGAGATCAACTTGCCCTCGTTAGAACCAGCGCCTAAAGCGTAGATTGTGTTGGCCGCAATTGATCCATCCTCGGGATACTCATATTCAACGACATTGCCAGCAGGGAACTGAAACACAAGCGCCTGGGAATTACTGGCGCTGTAAGGGGTTCCGCTTCGTGGATAATATGTGTTGAAAGCCTTCTTGGGTAAACCAGTTACGCTGTCATATTCAATGTAAATGTCAAAATCAAAGCCATCGTCTTGACGAGATAAATCCTGGATGGCGTTGAAGACTGTCTTGAGTTCATAGTTGTAATACACACGATCAATCAAAACGCCCGATGTGGTTTGACCTGCGGTGTTGTAGAGAACCCCAATGCTTCCGTACGGCTCGTCTTGAGCATCCTCTACCAGGGTCTTGGCGATCACTAACTGATCAATATTAGAGAAATTTACTGTTTGGGTTATGCGGCGGCGTTCGAAGTAGGAGATCCATTCGCGAGCGCTAAAGGTCAGGGTTTGATCGGCGCTGTTATAAGTTCGGCCCCAAATCACTCCGCCCCATACCAGGATGCCATTGCGGTCAACATAAACACCGCATTTGCCAGGGATCGTTGAAGCGTCAATATTGAAAGCCGCAGCATTCAAACCTGAAAGCAAAAGGTGGCCCGTGAAAGTTCCAGCCTGATTTAACTGCTGTGTAAAAGCCACTCCCGTTAGGGGCAACTCAGCAATGATCGTGTTTGTAGAAAGATTTACAAACAGATAGCGGTATGTTGTTGTTGGCATACCACTAGATTACCAGGACTGAGGCTTCTTCCTCTGTGAGTGGCTTACCAGCAATTAATTTGGCCTTTGCGGATTCTTTAAGCGCGGCTATGCGAACGCGCTCTGCTTCTTCTGCGGCGTAGCGAGCCTCTGCTTCATCCTCAATTGCTTTGTTAGCGGCTAGTTCTTCTGCGCTCATAGGAATTGTTGCTTCTTTAGCACCTACTTCGCAAGAAGGATCTGTTGCGTGATCGTGGTCTGCGCAGCAGATAATTGTTTTCATGATTGTTTCTGTCATTTTTTTCTCCTTATGAGTTGGATAATCCGTATAGCGAGAACTTTGAACCTATACTGAAAGTTGCGCTTGTGTTACAACGAACATCAAATGATGTGATCGCGTTTGTAACGCCATTGTTATTGTTCCAAATGGACAGTTGATTAAATGCTTGAGTAGTAGAAGCCCCGAATGAACCTAAAGCCATGTAGGTCTTGGCGTTGTTAGTCCCCGTATAGTTAGGAATAGATAGTTCAATTCCTGAGAAATATTGACTTCCGTTTCCCGCAGTAGGGATAGCCACGGTTGCGCCTTGGCTTGTGTAATAATCACGCAATTTATTAGCACCGTCATAAAATAAAACTCTGTTTGTGGCCACATTGCCTGACGAGTTACCGTTAGGCGTGAACCAAATATCTGTACGGTTTGCCGCACCCGAAGAGTCTTGCGCATTTACTTTAAGAACAAGAGTTCCGTAAGTCTGTGGGATCGCAGAAAAAGAAATAGAATTAGTTGTGCTTGCGAGTGTCTTAGTTTCTATAAGTGTGAATGTAGTTGCCATTTTACTCCGCCTTTATTCCCCACACGGTTACTGACGAACCAGCAGCAAAAGTGCCACCACCGCCGACTGAGAAAGTGATGCGATTTATAGCGCTGAGTTCTTCATAGTTTCCGTTACGATAACCAGCCTCATAATTGTAAGTTCCCCAAGAACCTATTGTGAATTTCCAACGGCTAGTGTTTGCATATTGCGCTACCTTAAATTCAAATGGTGTGTAACTGCCACTAAGAACAGGAGCAGCGCCTTGAACCGCACCAATATAATTATAATTATTTCCCCAACTAGAATTCTGCGCCCAAGTTCCTGGAGAAGCAGAATAACCAATCATGCGCATGTCTGAGTAAATAGCGCGGGTGTCATTGTTAAAGTAATACCAGCAGTTTTCCACCACTGATGAACCACCAGCAGCGCGCACAGCACCTTTGACAATTAAATCGGTGTAAGTTGCAGGTATGCCAGTAATATCAATAGCGCCACTAGAACCAAGCGTTACAGTTCCTACAAGTTCGTATGTTGAAGTTGGCATTTACTTATCCTTTGATTCCGTAAAGCGCAATATGTGTCCCTGTGATGAAAGTGCCAATATCAGGATACAAAGTAAGGCTGGTTAAAGCGCCAGTATTTTTCCAAGTAGAAAAAGTTGTGGTGTAGTTGTTGTATCCCGAACCTGTGCCGTCTTGTTGAAATGCGCCATCTGCTCTACTGGCTTTGTATTTTCCAGTATCGTTAATGTTATAAATATTAGCGAAGCCACTTCCAAAGAAATTAGCGTTCAGGCTATTACCTGGGCAAGCAGAGTTAGGCGTGTATGTGCCGCTTGAAGGATACACATTGCTAGTATTTGTGCCGTCCCATTCAACTTGCTCACCCATATAGTAAGGGCTAGTGGTATCACTATTCATATACATAATTAGAGTTTCGTTTGGCGCGGATCGAGAACCGCGAACAATCCAGGATAAATATAAATGAGAGTAGTCAGCCCAAACTCCCCCGCTTGTAAAAGTCACAGTTCCAGTTCCAGTTGTTGGCTGAGCCGTTGCTAAAGAAAAGAATGAGTTAGTGCTTAGTCTCCCTGTCTTAGCCGAATCAATAACACCAATGATCGGACTCATGAAATATCTCCCACCACATACCACAGATCTGTTGCGGCCTTAATCAAAGTGGCTGATGAGTATTGCGCTCTCAATTTAGGAGCGGTAGCGGTTGCTCCTGTTGAAGCAACTGTTGTTGTTCCCGAAGTGACCGCTTGAATAGTGACTTGTCCTGCGCCAATTTGAATGATGTTTATTTGAGTTCCAGTTGGGTATGCAACTGAAGCGTTGGTGGGTATTGAATAAGTTTGCGCTGATGCATTAGACGCGGTGACCAATTGTCCATTATCGCCAAGCACAAATGTGTAGGTTGTTCCAGTTTGCGCATTAAGAGTCAAGTTGATCTTGGGCGCAGTTAAAGTTTTATTTGTAAGAGTTTGCGCAGTTGAAACATCCACGGTGGTTGCGGTGTCAATTGCGATCGTGCCTGTTGATGTAATTGTTCCGCCGCTAAGGCCTGTTCCAGCCGTGATACTTGTAACAGTTCCAGTTGAAGCACCTGTATAACCTAAAGAGTTCCACGCGCTTGATCCGTTGCCGATCTTTACTTTGCCTGTGTCGGTTTCATAACCCCACTCGCCTGAAGCAAGAACAGGGTTAGTTGAAGTCCACTGGGAAGCAGTTCCTCTGCGTACTTGGATTTGTGTTACAACTGCCATCAGGGAGTTCCTCCGTTTACGGTCTGCGTTGAAGTCGTTGTTGGATCGCCACCATTATAAGGGGCTATGCTATCAAACACACCTGCGTCTACCTCAGTTAAAGGCGGAACGCCCATGGCTGACCACGCTGCGCCTGTGTAAACCTTTAAGCCTTCGGTTGTGTTGTAGTAAAGATCGCCCGCTCTGAGAGTGGGTGTTGAAATGTCTGTTGCTGAAACAGGAACATTTGTAGGAGTTAAAGCAAGGCGACTCATGAAATGTCACCCATGATCAGCCATGTGTCAGTTGCGGTTTGAACAGCCGTGGCTGTTGAATATTGCGCTCTTAACTTGGGAGCCGTTGCGGTAGCACCCGTTGAAGCAATAGTCACGCCTCCTGCGCCTGAAATTGTTACTTGGCCCGCTCCCATTTGCGCGATGTTTATCTGAGCGCCGACTGGATAAGCCACGCTTGAATTCAAAGGAATGGTTGTGGCAATAGCGCTGGCGTTTGTCTGAGTTACAAGTTTGCCATTGTCATCCAGGACCGTGGTGTAGGTGGTTCCTGTTTGTGCGTTGATACCCAAGTTAACCTTTGGGCTAGTCAAAGTTGAAGTGGCAATAGTTGCGCCATTAATTGTTGGGCTGGTTAAAGTTTTATTAGTTAAAGTTTGGGCGGTTGTTAGATCGGCGGTCACGGCTGTATTGATAGCCAAAGTAACCGATCCGCTTGTGCCTCCGCCTGAAAGTCCTGTGCCAGCAACAACCGCGCTGATGTCACCTGACTCAGGAATGTTTGTGGTTACAAGAACGCGTGTGTCGGTAATGTTTGCATTTGTGATCGCAGTTGCGCCCGCACCAACGGCCACAGTTGCCAGGGTGATTGAGTTGGCTGGAAGCGCTGGGGCAACAGGCGATCCCGCAGGGGTTCCTGCTACAACCTGAAGCACCACATTGTTAAGCGATCCTGTGTAATACGCGTCATTTACAGTTGCGCAAACAAGGTCAATTCTTGGGTTGGTTGGATTTGCCGTGTTTAAAGACAGAACAGAACTGGCATCGTTGTAAGTTACATAAGTTCCCATGTTGGCTTGAGTTGTTCCAACAATTGCAGCCCATCCTGATGCAACAACAACAGAAAGACCAGGAGGTGTATTTTGCGTGACAAGTAAAGAAGCGCTGTTGATGATACCTGTGGTAGCCCAAAGTGCCTGGGTTGTTAGGCGATCGTTTTCAGCAGGGTGCGATCCGTTCTGCAACCAACTGGGCGGGGTTCTAACTGTCATTTATTCTCCTAAATGTAAGCCGATTGCCAAGTCACAGTTGCACCTGTCACACCCACTACTGTACTACCTGCGTTGCCTGTTAGGTAGAACAAGTTAGTACCTGGTTGTGCAGAGAACCATTGACCCGAAGCCAGCAAGTTTCGAGCGGGGTTTCCGTTCAAAGTTATTAGTTTATTGTATAAATCTACGGTCAAGAAGTCCGTGTTGGTTAAAGAGCAGGTAAAGTTTAAAGCCAGGTTCTCGGTTTGGTTACCAAGGATCGGGTTGATGATCGGGCCGTTAAGAACGATGGTGGGATAGGTCGCAGTCCATCCATTGTTTTGGATGTTGGTTGTAATTAATACCGATCCGCCACCATAAACTAAGTTATAAACTCGGTTATAAGTTCTGCCGCCAGGCGGGGTGTAGTTCAGGGTTGCGGTCTGAGTATTGGAGTCGTAATACCGTGGATCGGGGCAAAAGAAACTGACCTGGGCAATGATGTAGCCGTAGGTGTAGTTGGGGTCTACAGAGGCGCTCAAGCCTCTTACGCGGGCGTTTAAGACCTGCTCGCCTGATGCATTGGACAATATAAAGTAAAGGGGCGTAGTGCCGCTTGCCTGGGGCAAAAGGGCCTGCTGAAGGGTGTTGAAATTAGCCTGGGCCGATCCTGTGCCGTTGCCCAAGATCTGAACCAGCATTGTAATGTATCGGCCGCCAAGGAAGTCACGGCCCGAGAACATACCGTCTGCGTAGCCTCGATTGTCATCTTGAGATCGGATTGCTGGCAAGGCTTCTAAGCCATCAACGCTCATGATCTGATAAGGCGAGCCTTCTCCGCCAAAGACCTGACTGTTGAAGGAGAACGAGTAGTTAGCAATTACGGCGGCCATTAGAGTATGTTCATTCCCATCGCCTTAATCTTGTTAGACACTCCTGTTGAAGTGTTAATGCTGCTGCTTGTCTTAGTTGTTCCGCTTGCAGCCATAATTCCAGCAAGGGTTGTGGTGTTGACTGTTACGGCGGCTCCATATTTTACCGCACTGACAGTCGCAAGATGCACATCGGCTGGATCAACCTTTGTGGTGTTAAAAGTTTGCGCAATATTTGTGGTTGGCCCATACGCGGTGTTGCCAACTCCGCCGTTTGAATTAGTGCCTCCTGTAACATAAGGCGTGGTCACAGTTTTTGCAGTTGCTGCGCTTGCGTAAGCCGATTGTGCAGATTGAAGCGCGGCCGTGGCCGCAGCCACAGAAGCAAGTTGTGCTTTTAGGCTTTCTAACTTTTGGGCTGTGCTTGCAGAAATCTCATCAATAGCCTTTTGATAAGCAAGTTGAGCATCAACCAAAGCCTTCTGCAGAACCTTTTGCGCTTCGGCTAATCCTTCATTGAGTTTCTTTTGGGCTTCCTCGCGGGCTTTCTGTAATATTGCAGCAGACTCGGCAAGAGAAGCCTCAAGGCGTGCTTTGGCTTCAGCGATCGCGGTCTGTAATTGTGTGGCCGCTTCAAGCATACGAGCATCGCGTTCAACCTTGGCTTCGGTCATAGCGCGGGCATACTCGGCGTTGGCTTCTGCCAAGGAGTTCATTAACTCCATGTCTACTTCGGCTAAAGAGTTTTTAAGATCAATTGCCACCTGATCGTAAGCCTGTCGCAATTCGGATGTGGCTAGGTTGGCTCCGTTGCTCATGGATTTAGCCAAAGCGTCTAAGCCTGTGTCTTGGATACCTTCAAGATCCATGAAAGTCTCACGGATTTCTTTCTGTTGTTCAGGTGACGATTTCTTTAACTCATCAATCATCTGATTGCCAACTTCAGGTCCAGCCTTTACAACCTGCTCAATAAAGGTCTGTGCATAACCTTCGCCCGCAAGATAGGCAGCGCCTTGCTGTAGTTTCTTGGCCGCTTCCAGTTCCTTTTTCATTTGCTCTAAGAAGCCGCCTGAAGTCTTGCCCTTGAAAGCCTCGGTCAGACTGAATGATGTGCCTGAAGCAAAAGCGCTGCGCAAGCGATCTACTGATTGCTGAATAATAGATGCTTCTTTTTCAGCAGCCTTAACGCGTAAATCGGCAGACTTTGCAGCAGCGGCTTGCCTTAAATCTACAAGTTTTCTTTGAAGGGTTGCCTCAATGTCTGCGGTTTTCTTTGCATAATCTTTTGCGATGTCCACCATGGCTTGGGTGTGAACCTTTTGGGCATCAACAACGGCGGCATCATAGGTTTTCTGTGCATCGGCGCGGCGCTCGCGATCGGCTTCCTCGGCCTCGGCAATTGCTTCTCCGTAGGCTTTGTGTAGATCGGCAACCTTCTCTTGATACTTTTCATGTGCTTCAATCGACTTCTCAATATAAGCAGTCTCAATCTCAAGCATCTTTTCAGCGCGGTCTTTTGCTTTATCCGCTGCTTCTTTTGCGGCCTCTGCAACTTTAGGATCGACTACGCCTGGCTTGCCTTTTCCACCTTTGGTTGCCTTTTCTACTTTCTGAGCGTTCTTATCTGCGGCCGCACCCATCTTGTCCAGGCCAGCGGCTAGGTCCTTAGCCTTATTAGAAGCAGCCTTAGCAAAATCGCTAATGCCATCCAAACCTTTATTCATGATGTCCAGGCCAGCCTTAGCGTATTTACCAACGCCTGGAAGTTTAGAAAGAACTAACAACAAGGCACGCAACGGACCCGTGACCACTTTCATGATCACTTCAAATACCTGGCCGACCATAGGAATGATTGCCGCAAAAGCGTTGAGAGCAACTTTGGCCATGGAAACTACGGCTTTTCTGAATGTCTCATTGCTGTTCCATAGTTTGACCATCATCGCAACAAGCAGACCCACGGCAATAACAATGAGGCCGATCGGGTTGAGTTTCTGAACCAGGTTAAGAATTTTCTGTTGAATAATTGCTGCTTTTACAAAGACGGTGTAAGCGCCCCAAGCAGCGCCTAGCACGCCAACTGTTATGGCAAAGGCTTTAACTTCGGCTTGGTTGTTCTTAAAGAACTCACCGATCTTGGTAAGAACAGGAATAAGCAAATCTAATATTTTTAACAACCCTCTAAAGGCTGGCATCAAAGCATCACCAAGTGCGACTTTTGCATCCTCCATTTTGGCTTGCAGAGTTTTCATGGTGTTAGCGGTTCCATCGGCGGTGCGGGCGTAGTCGCCTTGCGCAAGAGCCGTGTCTTTTAAGATCAATGAGTAAGCAGCCTGGGACTTGATCGCAACAGGCAGAGTTCCACTTGTTGTTTTGATCAGACCCATTCGCAGGGCCTCTTCCTTCAAGCGAACTTCTGAAAGAGCAACACCGAAGCGCTTTAGAGGTTCTGTTTCACCTGAAAGACCTGATCGTAAAGCGGTGATGGCTTGATCGATGGATGTGTTGTTAAACGAAGCCATGTCTGCGGCCAACTGAACAAGGCTGGTAGACATCTTTTGCGACTCGCCCTGACCTAAACCAAACGCCTGGAATAAGTTACCGTAAGTTCCAGCAGCCTCTAAAGCAGCCTGGTTAGAAATACCTAAGTTTTGCGCAGCGCTTTTACCAAACGCTTCAACCTCTGCCGCACCTTCGCCAAACACAACTTGCACTTTGGATAAAGACTCGGCCATGTTGCTGGCCGCCATAATCGACTCTTTGGCAAATGCAGCAACTTGGGAAGCGGCAAAAGTAGCACCCATTGCAGCGCCGACCTTTTTAAGGTTGCCCACAAAGTTGCTCATGCCACCGCTGGCCTTTTTTACATTGTCATCTACGCCCTTGATCGCGTTCTGCGCCTGGGCAAGACCTGCCTTCAACTGACTTACATCGGCTTGTATCTGAATGAGAATTGGCGGGATCGTAGATGCCATCTATTAACTCCTCAAATACGATGCAAAAGCGCCAATGAATGTCCTACTGAGTTTGCCTGATTGTTTCAGACTTTCTGCAGCGGGTACAAGATACGGGTATTTTACTCCTGATTTCCATTCGGGGAGTCCTAGTTCAACGGCGCGTGCATAAACCATCGAAGCGCCAACTTCAGCAACATAACTTTGTCCGAAGCCGATCTTGGTCTGCGAGTAAATGGATCGGCGCAAGTTACCAGTCATGACATTGGGACCAGGGCCTGTGCCTGGGATGTGGCCTTGGCCTCTTGGGTGCGTTCCTGTGTTTGCATTCTTTTTGGCTTGGCGTTCAACTTCGGCCGCAGCCATGCCGATCGCAAAGCGAGCAGCGTTGTTTACATCCATCTCTGTTTTGCCAAGAGCGGCCAAGACTTTAGGCAGGTTTGTGAATTCAAATGTCACTCACGCACCTCGCTTTGCATCTTAGTCACAGTTGCTGCTATTCCCAACAACCAATCAGCGGTCCCTGCGGGTAGATCATCCACTTGCGTGGGTGTCCATCCAAAGCGATCAGCGAACTGAAAGTAGTACCACTCCTCATCGGGGTAATCTAGATCAGGTCGGCGCTCGCCACCCTCAAGCCACCACCTTAAGCGTTCGAGTTGTCGGTATCCGCTTTTGGGTCTTGCTCGTTATCAGGTGTGTCGCCCAAAGAAGGGAACAGAAACTTCTGCGCATCCTTTGTAGCGTCAACCAAAGCATCGTAATCTTTCATTTCTAACTCATCAAGGTTGTCGATCTTGAGTGCGGGGATCAAGAGGTCCAACGACCAGTCCTCGATCAACATCGCAATCAAAGCATCGCCCAATGCTAAGGCTCGAGTTAAATCTCCGCCTTCTACATCTGCAGTTTTCAACACGCGCTTACGATCTTTAACGCGTAATGATTTAGGGTCCTTTAAAGTGACTGTTGCCCCTGAAGGTAGTGTTATTTTCTCTGACATTTTTGCCTCCTAATAGTTTGCCTTCCTAAATCATAACCTATAGGGAGCAGGTGGGTGGGATGGCGGGAAGGCGTTCGCCATCAACCGATCCCACCTGCTCTTGGATTTAGGCGTAGGTTCCTGATGCTTTCGCATTCTGTAGAACCCACTTGATTGGTGCAAAACCACCTGTTGATCCAGCGTCAGTTGTGTTGCCTTGGCCGTTTAGATCAATTGAAACCTGAACGAAGTCCTCACCGCGTTCAATAACGGCGGCTGTATAAGCGCCCTTAGAGATTGTGGCTTGGATTTGAACCGCGCTTGCACCTGTGCCATAGGCCCAGTTAAGAACAATTGCTGGCTGAGTGTTGTTTAAGAAACGGGTTAGTTCTGTGTCATCTTCCATGATGAATGTGATCTTGCCTGTTACTTCTAGAGGTCCCAAAAAAACCTGGTATGGGTTCTGAGTATTGCTGATGCCGTAAACAGGAGTAACAGATCGAGCCATGTCGATGTTGCCTGTCATGGAGTTTGATACCGCAGCGCCTCCAATAGAAACTGTGCCGCGCCAAACAACTGTTGGTAGCAAAGTGCTAAATGTTGGAGTTGGATCGGCAACTGCGCTTGAAGCCCAGCCTGTTGTCTTTGTATCATACTCAAGCATTCCGTCAGCGTTAAACTTCAAAGAGAAGTCTGAGAACTGGCATCCTGGATAAGAACGAACATCTGCAGTATAGAAGTCTGTTAATGTGTAAGAGATTGGCTGATTATCTACACCTGAAACAAGGCTGTTCTTTAGCGAGATTGTGTGTGTGTAAGGTGCGCTAACACCTGTAGTTGCGACCGATCCAAGAAGTCCCGCAAGACCGTATCCAACTGTGTCGGCAAATACTGCGCCTCCAAAGTCAAAAGTCGAGCGTGTGCGACCTTGTAGATAAGCGTAGTTCACAACATTAGAACCACGAAGCCCTGTGTCGTAGAGCGGATCTACTACATCTACAGGCTTGATGTTGTCCTTTGCTACTGGTATAAAATCTGTTGGTGCAACGATCGTTCCCTTGGTTGCTTCTTTAGCAATACCCAGGTACGAGCGTACGGATGCTTGTACTGACATTATTCACTCTCCTTAGAGTCGTAGTCTGACGCGGCAGACTTGGTTGGGGCTTGTGTTGGAATTGCTGCTGGCTTCGCTGCTCCTGGTGCTAGGCAGTCAGGATGAGTAAAGCCTTCGGGTGCGTCAAACTCGTCACCTGGTTTTACTGTGATCCCCAGCGATGGGAACACTCGTTCATCTGTTCCGTTGTATTTCAGTTT